GAATGGGACCGATTGATAGATTTTATCCACAATAATAGACCGCGATTTGGACAGAGATTTTATTCTATAAGATGCATGAAAAGTCCATTTTTTTGGCCTCCTAGAAATAAAAAAATAAGAATACGCTGGTTAAAATATCATATTAAAAAATTACGAACTAAAAAATAAAAGACTATGGAACATTATTATATTTTTGCTGGAACTATATTGGCTGTCTACATAGGCTATTGTCTTGGCAAGGCCAAACAAGTAAAGCCAAAGAAAACTAAAAGAGTGCTTTGTGATATTGACCCTATGGAAGCCGAAGAGCTTATATTGGCTAGTGATTATGCCAAAGAAGATGATGGAGTGAGTACATCATGGAAGAAACGTGCCACATTTTATTTTATAGAAGGCTATAATTTTGCCAAATCACTTGTAAATAAAGAATAGAATAAATAACTTTAAATGTAATTTTTCATTTTCCTGTTTGTTTAAGTTTGAAACCCTGTGAAGATAATTTGCAGGGTTTTTTTATTAATAGTTAATTAACACTTAAAGTAGATATTTGTAAACTTTCTTTTAATAGTGTACTTTAGTAAAAAATTAAGGTATGCCTTTTTTACGTAAGAAAGACTATTATTATCTGATACAATCTGATAAATTAAATGTCGTATTAGATGACGACGATACATTTATGCTTGATGCTGAACGAGCCACAGAAGAAGAAATCAGCAGCTATTTGCGACATCGTTATGATGTGACTACTATTTTTAAAGAAATCCTTACTTTTGGTATTGCCACACAGTTTTATGAAGGAGACCTGGTTGAGTATTCAGAAACAGCCTACGACACCTCAGCTACATATAACACAAACGACAGATGTAGTTATAGTGGTTATATTTATAAAGCTAAAGAAGACGGAGTCACAGGAGCCTGGAACGCGACAAAATGGACTCAGGTAGTAGCCAACGAAACTCTTTATACTTGCAAAGTAGCCAGCTTAGGTAATTACCCTGAGAGTGCTTTCGCGTACACAGCTCAGGCTTATACTGAAAACCACGATTTAATAAAAGGATGGGATAGAGAAAATGTAACTCTATATTTTGAACGTGATGACAAACGATATAGGAAGGGTAAAATACATAGAGGATGGGCTGAATATACCGGAGATATTAGATATTGATTCAAGTGTATTAAATACCTTAAGTGGCCAGATAGGCATAAATAGTTATATTGATGATGAGTCTCAATGGAGCATTGCAGCTAGTAATTATTTTGAAGCAGAAGATAGTCGCAATCAAAAAATCAAGCAGATATATATTGATATAGTTCTTTATCATCTTCATACTCGTATTCAACCTCGTAATATCCCGGAACATCGCAAGGAACGATATGATGGTAACGACCCTATGCAAAAGGGTGGAGCTATAGGTTGGTTAAAAATGGCTCAAAAAGGTCAAGTGATGTTAGATATAAAACAACATTATGACAATAATAGAGGGCAAAATACTGTAATAGGAAGCGATGACAAACTTAACTGGAACTACTAATGAAATTATTTGGCTACGAAATATCCAAACCGGTCGAAAACGTTGACAAAAATAAACCTAGAAGAGCAGAGATAGAAAAGCGAATAATTGCTGAGCAAATGTTTCGCACGAAGAGTGATATCAATACATGGAAAAGAGCTGTTGAAAGAGCGGAGTCAACCACCAATCCTAATCGCAGAGATTTAATTAAACTTTTCAATGAAGACCATAACATTGACGGTCATGTCTGTGGTATAGTAGAGGCGATACAAAATAATATTAAATCCAAAGATTTTGCTATTGTTGACAGTGAAGGTCAAGAATTACCAGAAGAGTCATTGATGTTAAAGAAAAAATGGTTTTATGATTTAATAGATTACATAGTAGATGCAAAATTTTGGGGATATTCACTAGTGGAGTTTGAAGCAATAAAAGGAGGCAGTTTTACAAATGTGAAATTGGTACCACGTGAGAATGTAGTGCCTCAATGGAGGGCAGTACTTAAAAGTACATACATAAGCAGCAAGCAGCAAGCCGTATTTTTTGATGATAATCCCTATAAGAAATGGTGCCTTTATATTGTTAATGACAGATACCCGCTTGGTACATTTAATAAAATCAGCCCTCATGTAATAGGCAAGAAAAATATGTTAATAGCTTGTTGGCGACATGCGGAGATATTTGGAAGCCCTTTCCGCACTATGAAAACAGATACTAAGGATAGAGAGCGAAGAGCCTATGCTGAAACGATGCTTAAAAATATGGGTAATGCAGGTTGGGGAGTGTTTGATGATGAAGATGAGTATAATGTACATACAGGAAGCTCGTCTGATGCTTATCGTGTATTCGTGGAACCTTTTAACACCAGCAATAAAGAAATCAGCAAAACAATAGCAAGCCAGACGGGGGTGTTTGATGAAAAAGCCTATGTAGGCAGTAGTGAAGTTCATGAACGAGTATTTGACCAGCTTGTAACTGCTTTTATTTGCAATGTAGAATTTGAGATTAACAATCAGTTACTTCCATTAATGAACTATCACGGTATCGGGTTTGGAGATAAAGAATTTAGGTTTATTGAAGATGAAAAAATAACATTAGAAACTAAGACAAATGTAATCAGTACATTATTGCCTTATTATAATATAGACGCTGAATTTATAAATCGTTACCTAGGTGTTGAAGTAGAAGTAAAAGAGACAGGAAACATAGAAAATTATTTTAAACGTGTTGATGAAATAAAAGCTCATAAAAGCATTATGTCAGAAGTAAAAAATTTATACCATGGCGAGGACAGTAAATGAAATATATGATGAGATAATAACACAAAAGGAATCAGTAAGCAGTCTTACCGGTTTAACGCCTGCTCCTGATACTGCTCAGACTTTCTTAGAGGATTTAACCAGTACGAGTAAAGTTGCGATATGGAGGTTAATATGTTGGATTGTAGCCGTTGCCGTTTGGACGCATGAGTTACTTTGGGATATTTTTGAAGCTGAGATTGATGCTAAAATACTTGATGCAATACCGGGAAGTGATAGGTGGTATGTGGAAATGATAAAAGAATTTCAATATGGTGATACCCAGACCTGGGATGGAGAATCTTATGTCTACGACCCAGTAGATACCACGGCGCAAATAATAGAACAAGCAGCGGTACAAGTAAGCAATGGAATTCTTATAGTAAAAATTGCAAAAAGTGATGGAGCTAGCGGATTAACCCAATTAAGTGCAGCAGAAGAAGCAGCATTTGAATCTTACCTGGACGATAATAAATTTGCAGGCACCTTAACTCGCATTATTAATGACACCCCTGACTTGTTACAACTGGAATATAATGTATATGTTGATAATAGTATTATTTATAATGATGATACAAACCCAGCTGACCCGCTAAATGGTTCACTTTACAGTGACCCAACTTCGTTTCCTGTTGTAGATGCTATCACGGATTATATTCAAACGCTGGATTTTAATGGTATTTTTAGAGTTGTAAAATTAACAGATGCTATTCAATCAGTAACAGGAGTAACAAATGTCGTCGCCGTGACAGTCAAAGCTAAATATGGTGGATATGCTTATACTGATATATTAGTTTTAAGTGACCAGGCATATAGTAGTAATGCTGGATATCTGGATATTGATCCTGTATATCCTCTTACTAGTGAAATAAATTATTATAATGAATCTTAATATTAATTATAAAGACTTTGTACTTAATAAATTACCGCATTTTATACGTGGTGATAAAATGGTTAATTTTATTTATTCACTTATAACACCGCTGCAAACGCTTAATGACGAGTTTTACGATTATGCAGAAATACAAAAGGAGAAAATAAGGTATAACGGCAGAACAATATGGTTGGAAAAAAGACTTAATGATTTATATGACGGTACGCTAAGGCGTATTTATATTCAAAATAAAGAAGTCTACAGCACTTATTTATTTAACAAATTAGAATTATTAACAGCACCTTATGTTTATAATAAATGGAAGATAACCACAACTTATACCGCCGGGCAGTTCGTGAGTTATGAACGTAAGATATATGAATGTATCTTAGGTAATACAGGACAATTGCCAACAGACCCAACTTATTGGACTGAGGATAGCGATGTCACGTATCTTTACAATAAAACAGGAGGAACGCTCGCGACTGACTTTATAGTTCATTGCCCTGCGGCTCTTGTAACTCAAGAGATTAGTATTCAAGGAACAGTAGAGATGTATAAAATATATGAAAAAACGTATTCAATAAACTATTTTTAAAATGGACAAATTAGATTCAACCAATAACGGAGGAATGCCTTTAGAACTTGATGACCTTAGGTGGGCATTAGGACAGGAATCAACAAGTAAAGCTATTTACCAGGCATTGAACTATTTGTTGAAAATGTATGGTAATAACATCATTCTTTATGGTTGCGAGTTCACGGCAACACCAGTGGCAGCGGCACCAGTAACAGAAGGACTCGTATTGCTGGATAGTGAGCTTTTATTTGTTGATGCTCATACCGTGGATTTAACAGCCAGTGAAGGATATGCTCAGAAGGTAACTACTTATGACAGTATAGGACAGGAAACATTTAGGGATGGCAGTACGGTGGACACTTATGAAAAAAACCGTTGTAACTTTAATGCAACCAGCGGAACGATAGATATAAATAGCAATAGAGACGATTATTTATTCACGGAATTAATAAGAGCTGATATATTAGATGCTATACGCAATGATAGTAATTTCGCAGCCACCACAGGTCTAAGAGGCTCTGTTGAGACGGCTACGGCAGCAGAAGTTCAGGCGGGTACAGATTTCTTTCGTTATGTTACGCCAAGCACTTTGAAGTTAAGTAAAATAATAGATAGAGGAGACCCGAGTAGTGCTGATTATACGAAGACAGATTTTACATTTGACGCGAGTTGGCATACTTTAGATTTAAGTGCCATACTACCTAGTTGGGCTAGGTTTGTGTTATTAAGACTAATTATTACACCTGACAATACAGCGCAAGGAGATGGAGGAACATTATTATTTAGGGAATACGGAAATAGTAATGCGCTAAATGTTAGCGGAGGATATTGTGTGAATGAAGCAGCGGGAGGAGTTGTTCAACCTATTTCTAATGACTGTTGGGTGCCTTGTGATGCAAGCCAGCGATTAGAATATCAGGGTGTAGAAAATGGAAATGGAATTAATACTGTAAATGTAACCGTGGCAATGTATATGTAATGAGCGAAGAAGAAATAGAACGATTAATGTATGACATATATAACGGGCATATAAATGATTGGTTCTTGCCTGTTAATTTATATACTGCTACCTCGGATAAACTAATGAGCGGTGTATTTCGTGGATTTGGAGCAAACTTTTTTGAGCTGGATACAAATAGTGAAAATTATGCCGTTCTAAAACAACTTCAAACAGATACCTATATTTTCAGCGGAAGTAAAACGTTTCATAATGTTCAGGATATGCGAACGATGATATTTGATAATAAAGGTATGATGCGTTCCTTTCGTGAGTTTCGTGCTGATGCTCTAGGGGTTTATGATACTTATAACGTGAACTGGCTGGAGACGGAATACAAAATGGCTATTCAGCAAGCTAACTCAGCAGCCGAATGGCAAGAGATACAAGCCACTAAAGACGTGCTTCCTTTTTTACAGTTTCAAACAGCAGGAGACACGGCCGTAAGAGATGAACATGCACAATATGACGGCATAATACGTAAGGTAGACGATGCTTTTTGGAATTACGCTAACCCTCCGCTGGACTGGGGTTGTCGTTGTATCGTCATACAAGTGGACGAAAGTTATAAACAGACGGATAAATATCAACTCCCGGACAAAGACACTGTTCCTAAGCTTTTTCAGTTCAACCCAGGTAAACATAAGCTTGTTTTCAACACAGAGAGCCATCCATATTGGAAGGTTGACCAAAAATACAAGATATTTAGAGAAGATAATTTTGGATTACCATTACCATGAGCGTTAAAAGAGTTGGAAAATTTAAATTCGGTACATATAAGAAAAGGTTTAAAGCACACAAGCGCAGGCGAATACCTATACTGGTTGCTAATACTGCGAAGAATCATTTCTTGCAGGGTTTTAGGCAAGGCGCACAAGGAGGCGGAGGCTTCACGGATGCTAGTCGCGGAGGATGGCAACGAAGAAAAAAAATAACCCGTAGGCAGCGCAATAAAAGCATATTAGTACAGAGATCTTTTCTACGGAACTTCATTCGAAAGAAAGGAGTATTGGAAAAAAGTTTTCAACAGATTATTTTAGGTACCAGCGGGATAAGATATGCCGGTATACACAATGAAGGCGGCACTATAACAACAGAAAATGCAGTTATTAACATGCCTCAAAGAGAGTTTATAGGGCAGAGCCGCCGTCTAAATAAAAAAATCTTAGTAATTTTAAAGAACGAAGGTAAACGTATATTCAAATGAGTGTTATACTAGAATTATATCAGCTTGTTGAATCAACACTTGAAGCAGATGCAACCAGCATTAAAACCATAGGGCTGTGGAACAATCAATTTGACAACGAAGAAAGCGAAAAAGCAAAAGATTATCCAGCGGTATATGTAGAATTCACAGACATAACATGGGCGACTAGTCAACAAACCACAGGATTGGGTTCTACGGGTAAATATTCAGCACAACAAGATGGCGTGGTGGTAATGACTTTGCATATAGGATTTTGGCAATTAGAAGATGAAACGCTGGCTTATGAAGAAATAAGCACTGTTATTGATGAAGTATATAATGCCATTCAAGGCGTAGATGCAGACCAGATTAATCCTATGCAGAGAGTAGGAGAGAGACAAGATGTAGACCATGATAATGTAATAGATTGGCAGTTGGATTTTAGTACACAAGTGCTTGAAGCAGGTAAAGACCTTACAACGACAGAAGATAGAGAAGAGATAGCAGAAGACACCATTTCACCTTCAATTACACGTGATTTAGAATTAGAAGATCAAGTAATAAGAGCAGGTAAAGAATGATTAAAAATGAATCGACACGGATGAAAAGAGCTGCCTATGTTAAGCAGAGATTGGCTGATGTTCGAAACAAGAGGACAGAAATTAAACGCCTTGCCACAGAATTATTCTTATCTGAAAGCACGATTTGGAATGATTACAACTATTAATTTGTAACTATTACAAAGAATAACAAAGGCGCTCTTTAATAAAAAGCATTTATTATTTATTTTTGTTTTATGTATATTGAAGCAAGAATAATAAATGCAGATTGTTTTGACCTTTCTAGTTTCTCAAAGAAACAGGTTAAAGAAGGGCTTTTTGCCGTTAATGGTAAGCTTAAAGACACGGGTAACACCACAATCCATGCCTATGAATTTGACGCTGATATGTATACCAAGAAAGAGGTTAATAATTGGTTGGATAAGCAGCGAATTAAAACTACCAGTATAGAGTTGACTCGTAATGTAGTTATTAATCAGCTCAATGAAGACGAAGCAGAGATTCTTATATATGGGGGCATAGGTGCTCGCATTGATGGAGATTATGTTGCAGAACAAATCAAATACTTAGTAGAATGTGGATGTAAAAAAATTCACGAACGTATTAACACTAGTGGAGGCAATGTATTTAATGGTTTCAGTATAGTAAGCGCGAATATTTTTAGTGATGCTGAAATACATACATATAATGACGGGCTGGCAGCCAGTATGGGAGCTGTTATTTTAGTCAGCGGTGATGTTGTTCATGCTGTGGATTATTCACTGACGATGATTCATGCTGCTTCATTAGGAGGATTAAAAGAAGAAGAACTGGAAAAAGGTGACGAAAAAGATATGATGATTCGTACAAATAAAGCTTTACTGACTTTACTTCATAATCGTACAGGCATACCCAAACAAGAGCTTCTGGATATGATGAGCAAAGATACATGGATGACAGCTCTTGAGGCTAAAAATAAAGGTTTTGTACATAATATAATACCTAGCAAGAAAAAACCAAAAAGTAAACAACCACAGGATATATTTAAATATGTCACAAACCAGTATATTAATGCAGATTTAATAAAAAAACAAAACGAGATGAGTTTAGAAAAAATTTGTAATTTACTTGATACCAGCGAAGATAATGCTGTGGAAAGAGTAAAAGAAATGGTTAAGAATAATAAACTTCTTACCTCAGAAAAAGAAGATTTAGCAACCAAGTTGACTGAATCAAATGATGAACTAACAGCTTCCAAAGAAGAGCTTGACCAAGTGAAAGCGGAAAAAGAAACGCTGGAGACTGAAAACAAAGCTTATAAAGATAAAGAAGCTGAGACACAAAAAGCCGAAATCGAACAAGTAGTAGACCAAGCCATCCTAGATGGCAGGTTTGATGCTAAAGATAAAGAAGCTATTATTGAGAAATTCAAAGACGATATTGAAGGACTGCAGAAAATCATAGGTTCTATTCCTAAGCCAGGAGCAAGCATAAGTAAGGAGATTGACAATAAAGCAGGAGAGGAAGAGAGAAAAGATTGGGGCTTTGCAGAATGGAGCAAAAATGACCCAGTAGGACTGCAGAAAATCAAAGAAACTGATAAAGCTCTTTATAATGAGCTAGGTCATAAGAGTTTCGGAGATAAGTGGAAAGATGAAGATTAATTAACTATAAAAAATTATAAAGATGGGATTTAGCGACACAATTAGACAACCTTACGGGGCAGACGCCAATAGTCAAACCCCGAAGACCTCTGTTAATGTTGGTACCGCTGCCACTGGAGTAACCGCTGTTGAGTATGGTGATGCTGTAAGGCATACTACCGTCTTAACAGTCAGCACTACTTTAGGAGCCATTGCAGGCGGAGCTAATTTAGGCTTAGGTAAATTAATGTATACCTTACCAGCTGGAGCAATACTTGTAGAATCTGCTTACATGACAATGGCATTGGATGAGGCAGATGGTAACATCACAGCAGACACTCCAGATGTAGGTATTGGGACGGTGGTAGCTTCAGGTGCCGTAGCCGTATTAGGCGGAACAGGTACTTTTGAAAGTATTATCACAGGACAGGCCGCAGCTGATTGTAATGGTACGGCGACAGTCAAAGCCGCAGGGCCTACGGCTGGAGCACCATTAGAAATAACCGCCGCCGGTGCTCATACTGTTTATTTTAATGTAGCAGATGGATGGGCAGCAAGTGGAGAAGCAGCCTGCGCGATTGCAGGAACAATCATTTTAAATTGGTTATTCTTAGAATAATTATTGAATTAAAAATATAAAGAAATGGCAATTCAAACAGAAGTATGGGTAAAAGACATCAAAGAGAAATTATTTGCAGGCGTTGAGTTTGTAAAAAATTCCACCTCTCATGATGCATTCGTAAAAGAAAAGACTGTTCATGTACCACAGGCAGGAACTATACCTGCGGTAGTTAAAGACCGAGCAGTTTTACCGGCGACTATCGACCAAAGAGATGACACTGATAAGTCTTACAATTTGGGCGAATACACCACTGACCCTATGTTAATAACTAATTTGGAAGAAATCCAAACGAGTTATGCAAAAAGGGAAAGTGTATTGAAACATCACCAAAATAAAATGAACCAGAGACTTGGAGATGAAGCATTATATCAATGGGCAGGCGCTACATTAGTAACCGCCAATGGGCAGATTGTACTAAGTACAGGAACCGCATCGGCTCAACTTGCTTGTCATGCAACCGCAGGAAACAGTCCTAAAGGTGTTCTGTTAACAGATGTGGCTCGTGCCGCTGCTAAACTGGATAAGGACAACGTACCGCAAGGCAACCGTTATCTGGTGATGCCTAGTGATGTATATTGGGACTTCGTTGACATCAATAAAGCTCAACTATTGAATCTTGATTATAACAAAAACTTCAGCCAAAATGATATCCAGATGGGTGTTGTTGCCAAGGTATATGGTTTTAATATAATCAACCGCAGTAATGTTGTTTTGTATTCTGATGCTGCCACTCCTACTCTGAATGCTGTAGGTGCCGCTGACGCCGCCAATGATTTATACGGATGCGTAGGCTGGCAAAGTGATATGGTTGCTAGAGCACTTGGAAGTATTGAGTTCTTTGAAAATGCAAAAGACGCAACATATTACGGTGATATCTATAGTGCGCTGGTGATGTTCGCAGCCACACAGTTACGTACTGAT